ATTTTAAAAGGGTTTAGCGTTGAGGGTGTATTTGACTTAGAGCCGTATAAATTTAAAAAGATGAATAAATTAAACTTAGAAAGTGTTATAAGCACTTTAAAATCTGTGTTTTCAGATGCTGAGGTGGATGAAACTCCAACAGAGGAGAATTTTGAAGAAGCCACTTTGGTAGATGGAACTATTGTAAAATGGGAAGGTACACTTGCAGAAGGTACTGCTTTAGTTGTTGTAATGCCAGAAGGCGAAGTTGCTGCTCCAGATGGTATTCACGAATTATCAGATGGTACTTTAATTGAAACTGCTGGAGGATTAGTAGTTAATATTGAGGCTGCTGCTGGGCAAGAAAAAGAAGAGGAAGAGGAAATGTATGACAATGAGTTTAACTCAGAAATGCTTAACGACCTTATTGAGAAAGCAATGGCAAAATATGCTGAGGCTTTTACTGCTTCTTTAGACCTTGTTAAGTCTGAGAACGAAAGCCTTAAAGCTGAATTAGCTGAGGTTAAGAATGCTAAGGAAGAGTTAAAAAATGAGTTTTCTGCTACACTCAACAAAGTAGGAGAGGAATTGGAAGAGATTGTTAAGGCTGAGCCATCAACATCTTCTAAGCCACAAGAATTTAAGGCACTTAGCAGAGCAGAAAGAGCTGCCAATATGGGTGCTATTATTAGAGCAAATAAATAAATAAAATAGAAAAATGAGTTTTGATGTATCAAGTTTAACGAATTACGTTAACGAACAATCGACAGACTTAATCTCAAGATTATATTTTGAGAAAACGTCAAGTGATTACTTCACACTTCAATCTGGAGTAAAAAAGACTGATGCTTTGCATCTATTAGCGGTTAGTGCATTTCCACAAGATGGTTCTTCTTGTGCTGTGTCTGCTTCTGGAGATGTTACTTTCAGCGACAGAAACTTAACAGTAGGACAAATTACTTACTTCTCTGGATTTTGTATGAAAGACCTTATCCCTAAGTACACGCAAATTATGCTTAGAGCTGGTAATGCTGAAACTGAAGATATGATGTTTGAATCTGAAGTTGCTGAATCTGTAATTAAGACTATTATGGAGCATAACGAGACTGCGGATTGGCAAGGGAACACGGGTTCGGCTAACGTTTATATTAATCGTTACAACGGTTTAATAAAAATTATTGACGATGCTGCTACTGCGGTAGATGGTAACGCTTCTGGTGCTACTGCAATTACTGCTGGTGCATCTGGAAACGTTGATGGATTGATTACTGATATCTGTAACGCTAGACCAGCTAAGGTTAAGTCTGCTGCAAATCAAGTATTATTCGTAGGTCAAGATACTTTTGACAAATACGTTGATACCTTAAACGCTAAAAACCTATACCACATCAACGCTACTGACTGGGCAAATTACGAGACTTCAATCGCTGGTAAAAATGTATCTTTAGTAGGTGTAGCTGGATTAGACGGAACAAATAGAATGTTCTTAGGCACACAAGATAACTTCTTCTTAGGATTCGATCTTCAGAACGATGAGGAAGAATTTGATATGTGGTACGATAAAAAAAGACGATAAGGTATATTACCGAGTTAAATTTAAAAGAGGATTACAAGTAGCATACCCAGATGAGATAGTCGAATTTACATTAGCCTAACCCTTAAAATAAAAAAGAGATATGGCGTGTGATTTAACAACTGGTTTTAGCGTAGGATGTAATGATTCTATTGGGGGTGTAGCGGAATTCTGGATAGCAAATATGCCAGCAGATTTTGCAACAACTTCTGATGTTTCAGAAGAGGTTACTGCACTTAGTGGTACTGGCTTAGGGTATTATAAGTACGAATGTACTTCTGCTCAAGGTGCTGCTTCAGTAATGAACGACAACCCAACGGTAAACGATGCTAACGGAACAAGCTTTTTTGACCAAACTGCGACTTACATTCTCAATAAAATGGAGACTGCAAAACGCAACGAGGTTAAGATGATAGCAAGAGCCAAAATGAGTATTATTATCAAGGATAATAACGGCACTTATTGGCTAATGGGCGAAACTAACGGAGTAAGATTGGTTAGTGGAGACAACGGAACTGGTACAGCTTTAGGAGACAGAAACGGTTACAGCCTTTCTTTCCAAGCACAAGAGCCAGAACCAATGAAAAAGGTTACTGCGAGTATTCCAGAAGCCTAAGAGATCTAACTCGAAATAGAAATACAAGCC